GGAGCTAAATGTTTTAACACCTGCAAAAGTTTGAGCGCCGGTAGTGACAATGCCCGATGCGCTCCCACTGGCTGATGGAATGGTGGCATCAGTTCCTGCTGAGCTAGTAATAATGGGGCCTGCTGTTGTGCCGCCAGTTACGCCTAGGTCTACCGTGATGGCGTGTGTGTGACTGGTAGATGTAACGGCATTTGCAGTAATGCCGGTAAGGCTTCCAGGCGTGCCGAGAGTCAGTGTTACATCGGCGGAAAGTGCGCCACCTCCGGTGATGCCATTTCCGGCCAGTACGCTCCTAGAACAGTTAGTGGTGGTGCCGGTAATTGTGCCAGCCGTAAAGTTGCCGCTTGCGTCGCGGGCAACGATGGCGCTTGCGGTATTGGCGCTGGTGGCAGTGGTGGCCGAATTACTTACCTTGCCGGCGGTGGCTATTGTGGCAAGTTTGGTATCTACGATGGCAGCAGATGCGTTGATGTCGGCGTTGACAATGGCGCCATCTGCAATCATCGTGCTGGTGACGCTGCCCGTGTCGCCAGTTGTCACTACAGTGCCTGATACGTTCGGCAGCGTGATAGTGCGGTCGGCGGTGGGATCTGCTGCAATCAGTCGCGTTTCATTCGTGTCATCCGTTGCGCCTTCAAACTGGATGCCGATGTTTACGCCAAGCGTGATGTCGCCTGTAACCGTGCCGCCCGCCTTAGGTAGCGCCAGTGCAGCCAGGTCATAAGCCGCTTTGACAGCGGTGGGTGTGGCTGCCAATACGCTGCTAGTGGTGCTGGTGCTATCGCTGAGCTGGACAATGCCGTCAACGCTGGTAGTGGCCGAACGCACCGTGAGTGCTGGTGTGGTGGTGCCAGTTGCAACGGTTAGCGCCGCCGTGGAGCTGCTGACGCTTGTTACCGTGCCAGTCGTTGGTGTAGTCCACTTAAGGCCAGTGGTCTCAACGCTGTCGGCTGTCAGTACTTGGCCGTTAGTGCCAACAGCAAGTTTATTTAAGGTGGTAGATGCGCTGGCAGCAATTAAGTCGCCTTTGGTGTAGCTGGCAATGTTGGTGCCACCACGCGCTACTGCAAGAGTGCCGCTGGTTATGTTGGTTGCGTTACGGCATTCGCTGCTGACTTCTTCTACCGCAGCTTGTACGCTAGTAGCGCCAATTTCCCCAGCAGGTGTAAAGCTAACTTGCGATGCAGCGACAGAACCAGCGCCTGCTGATACGTCAATTTCAACCCATGCAGGGCTGCTAGCGTTGAAAACTGAAAGGATAAGATCGGGCGGCGCAAGCGTTACATTTGGCGCGTTGCCGCTAGTAATCGTTCCTCCTTCGCTGACAACAAAGTAATACTGATTATTGGCTGCGCTACAAGCAGGCAATGCCGTATTGGCCGTAAAGCCTGCTGCTGCACCTTCTGGTGTGACGCTTGCAACCTTGCCTGTTCCCGACGGAGTGCTAGCGTCAAATGTACCAGCAAAGACGATCTGGCCCGCTGAGATGCCAATTGGCACCCAGACGTTGCCATCCCACATAAAGAATGACTTGTCTAGTGGGTTGAGGTGAAGTTGACCAATGAAGCTAGGGGCTGGGAATGTTTCGCCTAGTGATGATGTGCTGTAATCTGCCAGCTTGGCAATCGTGACGGAATCGTTAGCAAGTCGAGCAGTTGGGAACTCGCCGTCTGTAATCTTGGAAGCATTAAGGCTAGGCACATCAGCCGCTTCGATTAATGCACCTGCGCTAACGTGCCCTTGGGCGTCTACCGTTACCTTGGTGTAAACACCTGCATCAACACTGTTGCTGTGGTTTAACGTGCCAGCATTAACAGCTAGGCCGGTGCCTGGTTGGATAATGCCCTTGGTTGACCCAGTGGCATCCGGTAAATCTCCTGGCTCAATATCACGAAATGTAGGGGCAGCATCAGCGCCAGTTGCAGGACCAAGTAGTGCCCGGTTGGCGACTTGTGTATCAAGTGTTGTTGTGATATTAGCTGTATGGTTGTCTGGATACGCAACAGCAAATGCAATTGGCGTTGAATCAGTGAAGTTAATAACATTAATCGCTGCCTGCCTGATCCATGCGGTGCTATCCCAGACGTATTGAACGCTGGTATTAGTGTCAAACCATTGCTGCCCTTCAAAGTCACCGCTACCTGTTGGTGTGCCGGCTTGCACAATAGTGGCGCTATCATCTGCCATCTTGGCGCCGGTAATAGCACCATCAAGCACCTTGGCAGTGGTAATGGCATCGGCAGCAATTGCGGCAGCAGCAAGGCCGGCGGCGTCTACCTTGGCGGTAGTAATGGCTCCATCGTTTACTTTGGCGGTGGTGACTGCGCTAGCTGCAATCTTGGCTTCCGTAATGCTGCTATCGGCATAGGCAGCAGTACCCAAGGCGGTTACCTTAGCGGTAGTGACTGCGCCATCAGCTAGCTTGCCGGTGGTAACAGCTAGATCTGCGATGCCAGCGGTAGGGGCCACCACCTGCTGAAAGTCGCTGCCATCCCAGACCTGCAGGTTTTTGCTGCTTAGGTTGACGTAGCCGCGCCCTTGAAAATTATCGCTCGACGGTGCTACCGAGTCATATGCAATAGAGCTATCGTTTGCCAGTTTTGCTGCGGTGATGGCATCATCCGCTAGCGCAGCACTACCCAGTTTGGTCGTACTACCTTGATCGAGCTTGATCAGATCTATGCTGGCGCTGTCGGCCAAGGCTGCTCCAGCCTGGAACAGGTCCTTTGCTTCTACCTTTTTGGTGATGCTGGAGCCGACATCAACGATGGCCAGCACGTCATTGGCTGCTACATCAGCCTCGCTCAGCTTCGTTAGCTGCGTAATGCGTTGGTCGGCCACGGGTTACAAGCTCCTTGGGTGCATTCTAATCCTCAACCTCGGTCAGCAAGAAATCCAAGCTGTTTTGGTTGAGGGCAATCCGATCGTCGTCTTCTTTCAGTATATAGCCGGACGGCCTGCCTACCAATAGCTTGATTTCGCCGGTGGTAACAAAGTCAACGCTGCACGAAATCAGTTCAGTGGCGGATAGTTCCAGTCCTGAACGTGTCACCATTGCGGTGAACTCGTAATAAATATTGTCTGATGCCGACAATCCCGAGTCGTTTTGAGAATCTGTAATAGACAACAAACAGTCAAATTCGCTTCCAATATCAACACGATGGATAAGCTGCAACATCAGCAGCGGTGTTTCTTTTACGCCAGATGTTTGGGTGTTAAAAATACAATCGATGGATCCACCGCCGCTGATCAAACCTGCCGAGTACATCCGCCTGAACTTGTCGTTCAAAGTGGTTGCGTCTAGCCCCTCTCGGTCAGTGTTAAAACTGTAGCTAGTTACGTCTCCCAGTACATTTTCCGAGATATCCCGCACCACTAATTTAATTGGTATCGGGGCGCCTGTGAATGATTTTGTTTGGTATTCAACGGCGCGGTTATTGTTTACTGCATCAGCAAACGTAGGAAAAAACCGCAGTCCGCCAGCGGCATTTACATTTATAAAGGCTGAAAAGCTGCGTTGCTCCACGCCTTCTCCATCAACCCAGCTACCTACGGTAAAAAACAGCAGCCCGCGCGGGTCGGTGGTGCTAATGGTGACCTTATCTCCTGTGAGCAGGTTGTCAGGCGCGTCTTCAAAGCCAACCCGATTTAACGCAACGGTTACATCGGCATCTTTAACCAGTGCCGATAAAGCTACTTCATTGTTGCGGCGAAGCCGAACATTGCCAAGGTTGCCGAGAAAATACGTCATGCGTCAACAAGTTCCACGAATGGACCGTCGATTGTAAATTGCAGCGATACGCTGCTAAGTTCTCCGGTGCCTACAGTGATTCCGGCGCTTGTAATGTAAGCGTTAAATGCAATATCGTCTTTGATGTCAACACCAGTGCCGGGTTGCGTTCCAGCGCGAAGCACCATGCCAACGCGATCTGCCTCGGTGACGCCAGTAGCACTGGTCTTCATGACTTTATTGAGCAGTTGCTCGAATTGAACGCCAACGTCGCCGGATTCTCTACGGTAGTACATCACGGTGGCGGAACCAGTCGAGCTGACCATGCCAGGGGTGTACGACTTGACCGCGCTGTCGATGGTGGTTGTTTCCAGCAGTTCGAGGCTGGTGTCAATGGACCAGTCGCGGATTTTCAGCACAGACTGGCTTTCGGATGGCGCGGGGCCGGTGGTGAGAACTGGCGTGATGTACAGCTTGCCGCTGCGTCCAGTGTAAAAGCCCATTTCTACTGCCTAACCATTTATTTCAAGTCTACTCTGGTGCTGCGTCAACAGTAAATAGCCCTGGCACATAACTGGCAATCCCCTCGGCAATGTACGACTGCCCGTTGGCGTCGCATGGGTGTTCTGTCGCACGGACGGTGGTTTCGCCCTCTTCTTCCATGGTCACCTCCGTCACGCGAAACACGCGCTTGGAGCGCACGTTTTGGCCAAGCACGAACAGATCGCCACTGCGTGTTGCAAGTGCGGCAGCCGTATTGTTGGTCACTACTACGCCATTGAAAGATCGCGTGCCATCGGTGCTGCCGTAAGTGAGCACGCTATAGGTGCCATCGGGGATGCCCTGCAGCGGTACGTTAAGTACGCCGCCGGACTCGATGCGACCGGTGTAGATGCCGTCCCACTGGTTGTTGCTGGTTTCAACGTAAATGTAACTGCCTGGCATTACGAAAATATCTGTCGGAAATGTCGTGAATTCAATAGCGCGACGGTTAAAACGCCTGGCCTGGCATATGTACTTGCCCAGTAAAATTGCCTGTGCCCGCGTGGTTACAAACTGGGAAATGTCCAGGCTTTCGCGCACTGCATTTGCTTCTTGTGTATCGGTACGGCGTACCTCTACACTGTTGTTTCGCGGAAAAACACTGCTGCGTTCAACATCACGGTAGACCAAAGTTATAATAACGTCTTGGACGCTAGCGCCATAGTCGATAAATTCTTCTTTGAATGTATCTTCAAGAATGTTGCCTTGGTTGAATAATGCCGTTATTGATACCGCACGAGTGATTTCACCTGTTGATTTAACGTAAGGCAGCGCGGGAACCAGGGTCTCTTTGCCGCCGATTTTGCCCAGTTCCAGCAGGCTGAACGGTGCAGCCTGTGCCCAGAACTCACGCCATGCCCTGCCGTCTGCAATGACGCCATCCATAAACAGGCGGTTACGTTGGCAGAATCGCTTGCTTTGCGCCAGTTGCATCACATCGACCGAGTGCAGGCTGGCGTAACGACCGATGCCGTTAATGCTATCTAAGATCGTGTCAAGAAAAATATCTGGAGCAAATGATGAGGAGTTGCTTGGGGTGCTGCGGGCAAACGCATTGATTACGGCTTCGTTGGGAGAGCCAGTGGCCTCTGTGCCGAAGTAGTTTTGCGTGGTGGGCAAGAGTCGTACTCTTTTACCTTCGGTGACGTAAGCGCTGATGCTGCGCAGATCTTTAGTTCCAGCGCCTGAGATGGCGTGCAACGCCAACGTGGATAAACCGCCGTACAGGTTTTCCCTG